ACGCCGTCCGTGGGGATGTAATATTTGCCCTTTTGGACATACTGGGCTTCGCCGCCCACCATGATTCCAACAGATGGAATAAAAAATGCACCGTTCAGCGGGAGATTGTCCTGCTTGTACATCGTCACCTTGCAACTGGACGAAAACGCCGCACCGATGGTCACGCCGTCCGACGAGCCAAACTGCTCTGTTACAACAATCTCCTGTACCTCCGATGCGGGGAGGTCTGTTGTTCCATTGAAATTGATTTTGCTGGTAATTTCACGCCCCGGTGCCGAACACGCAGCATGAAATGCGTCTGTTACAGTGTGCATGGCTCACCTCTCGATGAAGTTCATAGATAGCCCGTTCCATTGATATGCACCATCAATGAGGCTATACATTGGAGCCGTTCTGTCGCCAACATATGCGGTCATTTTCCTTGTGGTTCCGGTCATTGCATCTGGATAACTTACATCGAAAAACACATCATCAACCGCTTGTAGCAGCGTAGACATAGGAGCGGCTTTCATGGGTGGCCACGATAGAGTTAGCTTTCGCTTGCTTGCCACACGGTCACGGAACAAATCTCCGCTTTGGTTTCGCCCCGTTCCGTCTGCATCAACATCTTGTAGACCCCACGAATATTCGCTGGGGTCAGGCAGCGGGACATTCGTCCCGTCTGCCTTTGTAATGGTTAAAATTGCCATTTGACCTCCTTATGTGACAAGAGGACTTGCCCCAGTCGCCCGGACAACGGCGTTGTTTTCTCTGACCACCGTATCAAACAATTTCTTCCCAGTTACACTATCGAGAACGATAGTGACGTGAATTTCGCTGGAACCTCCGGATTCCTCCCGGACAATTTTACGAATAAGGCCTTCCGGCGCTTCGATGTTGTTCCCGTGGGGCTGATCGCCAAGCACAGCAAGGAATTCATCATTTGCCGGGATAACTGCACCTTTTGCAAGATGCGGAAGCACATTCTCACTGATATAGGAAATGTTCACACCGATAGACTTCCCGCCAATGGCCGGCACCCACGAAGGAACATCAAAACTGATTTTATTCATCTGCTTAATGAGCCAGTTCAGCCCTCTGATGATGATATTGATTGCGCCGTTAAGCAGATCGATTATGGTGTTCCATACACCCTTGAAAATGTCCTTAATTCCTTCCCACGCCTTGTCAAAATCCATAGAGAAAACGCCGGAGATAAACTTGATTAGCCCGGAAAAAATCGTCTTAATTTCGTTGATTACATTCCCGACGGTTTGCTTGATGTTGCCAAAAACGGAGGTTACAATAGCTTTGATTCCGGTAATAAGCGGCTTCAACTTTCCGTTTGTTTTCTGGTCAATCCAATCCAACAATCCGTTAAACCAATCTCTTATACCGTCAATTACAGCACCAATCGCTTTCCCAAGACCGTTAAAGATTCCAGCGATTCCATTCGTAGCTCTTTCTATATCTCCAGTAAAAATTCCCGCAAAGAAATCAATAAATCCCTTTAGCGTTTCTTTGACTCCTTCAATAAGTTCCTGCCCGTGCCCGGTCGCCGTAGTAACGCTAAGCAGCAGCGATGCAATCATTCCGATAAGAAGCGGGATAAAGGAACCGGTCAAAATGCCGATGCCTACGCCAGCCGCGAGAATTCCAGCAACAGCAAGCATTTGATTCTGGAAATTCCATCCATTTTTCTCCGCATCAGTAAACGCAACGGCCAAAACAGCAAGCCCGGAAACAATGGCTGTAATTCCTCCAGCCACCGGCCCAAGAGCGACATACAGTCCTGTCACGGCAAGCGTCATGCCGAAAATCATCCCGGCCATGTTTTCTTGCGTTACACCGTTTACGATCGAATCTAAAATGTTCTGTACAAGCGTAAGCGCACCATAAATGCCCACAGCAAGTCCAATGGTTTTTTGCAAATTAAAACCAAATTTTTTCCCAATTCTCCATGCAGAAAGGCCAGCGCCGATAGCGAGAACCCACGGGAGTGCGTTTTTGAGCTTCTGCGTGACTTCATCAATCTGCTTGCTTACAGCATCGCCAAGGAAGTCATATTCCGGAAGCTCGAAGTCAAACCCGCCGCCGCTGGACGCACCGGCAGAACCCGATCCAGACGAAGTGTTGCCGTTCAGGATGTTCAGCTCATCGAAGCCCATGACAGACTTCTTGAGTGCCTTTGCTGCGCTGGTGGCATCATCAAGCCCGGAAGCGGCATCCTCTGCGCCGCTGGCCAGATTTCCAACGCCAGAATAGTCAATCTCCGTGAGCTTGAAGTGAAACAGTTTTGCAATAGCATCCGCCAGCTCGCGTATAATACGAAGGACGGCGATTGCAATGGGCAATATCTTTTGAAGAATAGGAATAAAAATATTACCGATTGCTCTTGATGCCTGTGTTAACTGCGCTTGGAAGATGCGGAGTTGGTTTGCCGGGGCTTCCAGTGAACGGGCCATATCGCCTTGAGCCGTTGTGACCTGCGTCATAATGGCGTAGTATCGAAGCTCCGCCTTTTCCGCTTGCGTCATGGCAGAAACAGACTTTTCGATTCCCAGCGTCAAGGCGGTTTGTTCCAGTTTGGCTTGCGACAAGTCATAGCCCAATCTACGCAACGGCTCCAATTCGCCAGAAATACCAGATTGCAGCTTTTGCATAGCGTCCTCAACGGAGATGTTGAAGAACGAGGAAATGTCATAGCCAAGCTGGGTAAGGTTCTTACTCATCAAGTAGGCACGGTCGGAGACAGACCCGAAACCAGTCAATAAGGTATTGAACACGCCCTGATTTCGCATCCACTTGGCGGGGTCAATGCCCATCACTTCTCCGACGTTTTCAGCGTACTCTTGGGCTTCTTTTGCGTATTGCCCCATTGATGCGGTGAAAAGGTTTAGGTCCTCCTGATAATCATTTGATTCGGTGATAGCTTTTGACAGCTCAGAGCGGAGCATCCTGATTCCAACCAGTACTCCGGTTGTTTTCAACGACTGGAAAAAACCTCCAAGCTTACCAGACCTTGATGTTTTCTCAATGTTGTTCAGAGACTTGTTAAAGGAATCCACCTGTTTCGACGCTCCGCTGAGGCCGGACGCTCCGCCGGAGGTGGCCGTTTTCAGGGAAGAAAGTGCTTTTTCAAGACGTCCTAAAGACGCAACGGCACTATCGCTGTTCTCCTTGATTTGGAACTCAAGCCCTTGGATTTCAAGATTGTCCATGCTTTTCACCTCCCGGCTCGAACTTCTTATTGTTGGCAATCATAAACATTTCCATAACTGCCTTTGCACGGTTATCGTTTTTCTCCTCTTTCTCCGCTTTATCGGGTGATTTGTCATTCCCACCAACAGGATAGGGGGAATCTCGATACGGAATGGGCTTTGCGCCCTTCTTTGCGAACGCATGAAGAATAGGCGAAACATCCGCCAAGGCTTCATAGAAATACGCGCCCTGTAACCATGCTTGCTGGTTATCCAAGGCCTGCTTGATTTTCGCTGCCTTGCGGTAGTACTTGACCAACTCGCAATCCATTTCCCAGAACTGCTCATAGGTCATGCCTATTGCAAGGTAATAAGGGAAAACCTCATAGAACTTTTCCGTGTAAGCGTAGAGGGGGGTATTGCCCCCCTCTTTATCGGGCGGCGGTTCGCTTACCAGTCCACCGTCCAGCTGGCGTTTCCCTCGGCTTCGGGATCATCCATGAGCGCTACAATGGGTTCGCTATACATTTCCACCAGTTTGCCCAGCATATCTCCTTTGTTGGGCAGCTGGGCGTAAATCTTGTCGATAACATCACGCTTTACATAGCGGTGATGCGCCAAAAAAGCGCCAGCAAACAGGGCCGGCAGATAGGTCATGGGCTTGCGTTGCAATTCCTCGATCTCGAAGCCCTGCCGCTCCATCATTTCCACAGATTTTCTGGTGTATTCCAGCACATATTTCACATCGTTGTGCTCGATGTCCATTGTCTTTGCCATAATTCCTCCTTACTCGCTGTCGTCCAAAGTGATGACCGAGGTGGGTGCGATGGTGATATTCATCCCGACCACTTCATTTACGCCGCCGCCGGTGGGGTACACGGAAAGCTGGCCCTTGAAGGAAAACTTTCCGTCAGAGCCAGTGGGGGTAACAGCACCGCCGGTCTCCGTGCCGCCAAACCACACGGCATAATCCGCTTCTGTGCCCTCTTTTGCTTTCAGGGTCTTGTAATCGGCCAGGGTGTAGTTCGCCGTGAAACTCAGGCCGTCCATAGACTGAATACCGGCGATGTAGGTCTGCATCTTGTCAGACAGGGTGGTGGTTTCCAGCATTTCAGGATCACCGCCAAGGTCGGGGAACTCCTTGATGTCCACCAGCTTCGTCCATGTACCCCCGGTGGACGCTTTCTGCATCAGAAAGCATTTGTAAGTACTGATTGCCATAATTTACCTCCTAAAAAGTGTGTTTCCGTCCGTTTCAGCTCGGTATCGCGCTACTAAGCGATAAATGGACGCATCATCCATGTTCGGGACGGGTGTCATGGAAATGCGTGTGAAATTCATTGCATACAGCATTTTGTCGATTTCTGACAGGATGCTGCGGCATTCTGCTTTGCTTTCTCCGGCTTTGTTGGAGTAGACATTGACCTCATACATGACGGTCGCAAAACGCTCTGTGTCGGAGCTGTCCTGATTGATCGTGGTTGTATAATTGTCCTGTTCCACAATGCTTGCATACGGAAAGTCAGGAGGAGATTTTACATACGCCCCGGAAACAGCTACCCCCTTGAATTTCTTCCGTAGGGATTCTGCAATCGGGGTAAAAATCATCCGTTCCACATCAATCATCGGAACACCTCCTTTACGAGTGCGCCAAGCCGTAACTCCAATTCTTTTACGGCGTTATACATGGGCATATTTGCGGGGTTGCCGTGTGTAAGAACAAGCGTTCCCTTTGCTCTCTCTCCTGCAACTGTTCCGTTTGTTCCGGGGTCTCCGTAATAGCCCCATGTGGTTTGTTTTCCGTGTCCATTCCCATACATGCCACGCGCCATACCAAGATCACTTGCTTCCGGGTGATTATCCGGGTAAGTTATTCCGGTGCCGAACTCAATAAATAAGACCGTGCCGCCAACGGCGACAACGGCCTTTATTTTCCCTCGATCTTCGACAGACACGGTCACATCGTTTGTGCCGTCATATGTGGCATCCGAAAAACCTGCTCTTGCCACCTCATAGCCCTCTTGTGCAAGACGTTCCAGCAGCAGCGTACAGCCGGTTTTTAGCCATTCTCTGTATTCCTGAACGGAATCGATCATCTGCTGCACGCCGGTTGGAGAAAGGGTGGTAACAACCTTATGCTTCACGATACATTCACCTTGCTTATGGCAATGGAAATGGAATTGAGCGACTTGGCCACTCGCTTTACGACGTAGTCATACAGAGGCTTTTCGCCGTCATACTCCGGCTCCTTGTCTACAAACAGAACGGTATCCTCGCTGATAGGGCAGCTCATGTCATCCGTGACAATAACCTTGTCATAAGACACAAATTGTCCGAACTGCTCCACCTGCGCCGCACCGGATGCAGGGGAGATATTCGCCAGCATTTTCACTGCGTCCTTGTATTTCACGGACATTTGCCCGGTTTCATATCCATCATCGGACACATTCATAGTTTTCCCGTCATACAGGAGATACCAGCACTCGGATTTGTTCCGATCCATGCACCTCATCGCACCACCCCCGCATAAGGGACAATGTCACGCAAGAGGGAGGATGGAACATCTCCATCCTCATAGGAGCGGGAAACGCCATTCTCGCTGTGCGCTGTTTCGCCCTCTGCTCCGCGCTTGTTCAGCAGATATGCTGCAACCTCCACCTGTGTCATGTGATACCGTTCGGGGACTTCTTTAATCGTGTCGTCAAACGGGTATAGTTTGCGCAGCACTTTATCCCCAGCAATAGCAAGGTAGGCGGAAAGCACGCTTCCTTGCTGGTCTGTCATAGTAGCTAGAAGCTCGGTCTTTTCAGCTTCGGTCATACTTCCCGCCCTCCCTTATCAGCCGGTCACAGCCTTGGTGTTTACAGGATTGCTTGCGTCATTGGCAATAAACACGCTGCGGCTGTAGGTGGGCGCGGTGAAATCGGTAGAAATCCCTGTAAACTTGCCATGATACCATTCGGGGCCGTGGTCAAGGCCGACCTGCCCGAACAGCTGGTACTTCTCGCCAGCGCCGGTCTTGGACAGCTGCTCCAGGAAGAAATTGCCCTTGCCGGGGACAGGCTGGTACACGGGGGCGATAACATCCAGATTCAGCAACAGTGCGGTGCCAGCGGGCAGGCACTCACCCAGATACAGATAAACAACGCCCAGAGGGGTGATTACGCTGGACAGCGCAATGCCGTTGATCTCGCGAGCAACAGGAACTACGGTAAGACCGTTCTGCACGGCATCCGCATTGATCTGGAACATGGTCACAGCATCGCACCACAGTGCCAGACCGTTGGTGGGAGCGTTTGCACCGTAAATCTTCTTCACCATGTCGGCCACATCCCACAGGCCCAGAGGCTTAGACCCCATTGCAGTCACATTGGTGGTAATAGCGGTGGTCAGACCACGGGTCTTGTTGATCTTGGAATCGTCCGTAGCCTTGTTGTATGCGCCCTGGATGAAAGTAAACTCCATATCACGGGCGATCTTCTGAATCTTTGCGCCCACCTGGAAATCCAGCTCATTGATGGGGTTGGCCTGCTGATTCTCGACATTTACGCCGGACAGAGTGCCCATGTTGGACATCTTGGCGTAGGAAATACCAACGGTCTCCTGGAAAATCTGCGTGACATTGGTTTTCTGGGTGCGTGTCACCACGGAAGCATCCGGAGCGGTCAGAGACGCAGTCTCGCTGATAGCGGGCTGAGCACCGCCAGCGGAGCTATATTCCTGCCCGGTGACAAACTCCACATGATTGGTGGTCTTTGCTCTGCTTCCGATGATGGAAGAAAGAGGGGTACGGGCGTTGCCCTTGTTAAAGAGCATACCGGAGTAATTCAGCACTCCGAAGCTGGTAGCAAAAGTATCTGCCATTTTGATTCATTCTCCTTTACTGTGTATTGTTGTCCTGATTCATAAGGCGGGTATAGTACGCCGCCTCCGCAAAATTGCCGGTGCTTTGCGCATCGGCAGCCTTTTTGGAAAAGTCTGCACCATTCGACCCGGCTCCGGCTTTGGGCTTGGGTGTGCCCTGCATTGCACTGGCCTTTACCTGCTTTGCATAAGCCTCAAGAAAGGTCTGCTGGTTTGCAAACACCTTGTCGGTGTCTCCGTCAGCCATCGCCTTTGCGGTGTCCGCCGCAAGCTTTTCATCATAGCCCTGTGCGATGAACTTGGCCGTGAACTGCGAAACGGTCTTATCCCGCCGCAGCTCGTCAAGCTCCTTCTGCATAGCGGCAATGTCCTCCGCCTGCTGCTGCTTCTTCTGCTCATCCTCGGAAAGAAGCTCGTTGTGCTTCTTCTTCCAAGCAGCGGCCTCGGAATTCGCCTTAGAAACTGCCGCTTTCTGCTTTTCCAGCTCTGCGGCGTTATCCTCATACTCGAACGCTTCCAGAGCTTTCAGCTTGTCATCCAAAGACATTTCCGCATAGCCCTTGATCTTGCTGGTGTCGATTTTTGCCATTTTGATTACCTCCTGCGTTTAATAAGGCTGTTCACTCAGCACTATTTTCTGTTTTTGCGGGTTGTCTCCCGTTTGCGTTTTTAGGTCGTCCCTGACCATTTATCGCCTTGCGGCGGTTAAATCGAAAAATAAAAGGGGCTACCCTTTCGGATAGCCCCTCGGCTGTCGGTCAAGCCCTTGCAAGACCCACTCAGTATTTCTTCTTTCTTCGGACTTCAAGCACTACGATCTTCCCGTTCTCCACTTTCACCTCCGCTTGATTGCGGCTCTTGAGAATTTCGTTGATCGTCCGTACCATCTCCGGCGTTAATTCCATTGTTCCCTCCGTTTTCCTCCAGATATTCCATGCTCATCTTGTACGCAAGCTGCGGGTCGCTGAACAGGCCGCAATGCGTAAACGCAAGCTGCGGCGCAATTTTACCGTTGCCCAGCATGGTAACCAGCACATTCGCCTTTTCGGAAATATTCTCATAGTTTCGACGGGTAAATCTGATTTCGATTGCGGACAGCTTCAGGGACAGACCGCTAAGGTCATTGCAAATCCGCAAAAGCACCTTTAGGAACTCTTTTTCGGAACGCTTGAACACCAGCTCGGAATCTTTTGCTCTTGCTTCTGCCGCAGACCAGCCGTCACGCATGATGACCGCAGAGCCGGTGTCAGAAGTGGAAGAACCTCCGTTTCTGTTGGGCATCCCGCAGATCGTCAGCACCGTATTATACAGATTGTCCGCAAGGGTCTGTGTCTGCGTCTGATTCAGCTCTGTAACAAGGTTCTTGATCTCCGCTTTCTTCTGCGGGTCAATATCCTCAAACTGAATCGCTCCATCCTGCCGCAGTGCAGAATATTGTTCTTCGGAAATACGCACATTATGGAACAGAAGCAAGGACTGCACGAACTGCTCCACGCCATCCATGCGGTTGGACTCCACATTGTTGATTGCATCCAGCAGATTCAGAACGATTTCAAACGCGCCAAGTCTCGCACGGTTTGCCGGGTACTCAATAATGGGAATCCCCAAAATCTGCGGCTCGCTGCGAACAATCTTCCATGTGTCGGTCACTTCATAGAAGTGGTCTTTCGTGTAACAGCTAAAAACGACTGTCCCATCTTCCATCTTGACATACTTGACCGCCATGAGAGGAGGATTTCCCAGCTGCACGGAATACACCACAAAGCAAAACCGTGGGTCAAGGGTATAAATCTCAAACGGGGCTTCATCTTTATCTTCCGCTGTGTCCGGCATGACCATGCGATAAGCCGTGCCGCAGATGTGGAACCAGTCCGCCAATTCCTTATCCTTTGCCGGCTTGTCCTCGGACAAAACATAATCGTTCAGTTTTGTCACCATCTCGGCGGTTTTTTCATCTGCCGTTCTGCTGACATACTGGACAGGTTCGCCCATCAAATAGCCAACCTTAAAGGACACAATTTCGTTTGCCCGGTTTTCGACAATCTTGTTGTTGATCTCCGGGCGCACATCCTTTACTCTCGCAAGGATAGGCTGGTCGCCTTTATAGTACCTGTATAAATATTCCATGTCCGCGCGGTTGGCGGCGTGGACAACCATTGCTTTTTGCAGGATATTTGCAATATTACCCTCGTTTACATCGGTAGCATCCGAATAAATGACCTTTCTGCCAAACATTTGTCTCAATAGCGTCACCCCTTAAAACGGTCTTTTGAATATCTCAATCTTGCCGCTGATGCGGTTTCGGATTTCGTTCTCCAGCAACGACAAGGAATCAGGCGCGTCATCGTGCGCCACCTTGCCGCTTCTTACATAGGTGGTCACTTCCTGCATGAATCCCCAGTATTGACACCCTCGTTTGTATGTGGACGGATGCTTGAAGTAAAAATTTTTCTTGATTCCATCCGATGCAAACTCAATTCTCGTCTGCTTGTTGGAAATCGTCCTTTTTGTCCGTATGCTGGTGTTGAATCCTGCGTTTTTCACAAGCTCCGCAACATCTCTTGCAAAATACATACCTGCGTTGTTGGATTCAAATAGCGCATCGCCCACTTTGTTATCAATCAGGCACTTTGCGCATTCCGGCTTTGTGACCTCTGCGGGAGAATCATCGTACACCACATCCACGATGTAGACTTCCTCTCCGTATAAAGCCGCAACAGGCATGGCCGTGCTGTCTTTCCCGCTTTCTGCGGTGTCTGCCACGGCAATGATCGCATCCGGGTCACGGTCTACCGGAAGTTCAAAGAAATAGTTCAGCTCCGACTTATTGAACAGCAGCCCCTTTGCTTCAAAGGGCTGCTGCTGGAATTCGCTTTCAAACTGTTCCGCGCTCAGAAGCTCTCTCTGCTCGCGGAAATAAGCGGTGGTAAAAACCTTTTTACCCTCCCGCTCATACTCATAATTGCTTTCGTCTGTAATTGGGTCAAGGGCGGGGATTTCAATGGCTTTCCATGCCCAGCCGCCTTTTTGCGCTTCTTCCTGTAAATGCCCTATGGGGTCATATAGGGAGTATCTCGTCCCGGTGGCCACAATAGGCGTACCCTCGATGGCACGGCCTAAAATATCGCCGGAAATTACTTCCCACTTATCATCCAGCCGTTGACGGTTTTTCGCTTCCTCTCTGCCCTCCACACAGTCATCCAAATAAAGGACATTGGTTGCCTCCGACAAGCCAACCTGCCGTGCGTCAATCGACCGGCACATGACCGTGGGGAATCTGGATTTAGAACGCAGATTGATGATTTTTGTGTCTGCGTTGGTCTGCACCAATGGAGCATCCGGGAACACATCATAGAACAAATACTCGTTCGGCGTTTGCAGATATTCCAGACAGCCGTTGTAGAAGCTTCGCACAAGATCATCGCCCGTGCCTTCCATCAAAGACGATTTATCCGGGTTTCTCCCGGAAATCATGTTGATGAAATTGATTCCAAGCTGGCTTTTCCCGGCTCTTTTCGGAAGCGAAATGGTCAGCAGCCTTAATTTGCCGTCAAGAACATCTTGATACCCTTGCACAATAGGTCTTAGATACCGCCTGCGTGGAGCGTAAAACCGCTTCTCCGGCTTTCTGTCCATCTCCACATACAGCAGGAAGGTATCGAAATCATGCGGCGCGTCAAACAGCATGGATTGCTTATGCAGCGTGTAGAAATACTCCGCGTCTTTTGGGTTTCCGTTACGCAACGCTTCGGAGGTCATCTTTCGGACTTCGGAATTTAACTGGTGCGCCGCAGCAAAATCTTCCGCTTCGTACCCAATGCACAACGCCAGCAAATCCTTGTAGGCTTCCCGGTCATGCGTTTTCTCTATGCGGTTTTTGATGCTTTCCGCAATCTTCCGATAATCCATTTGTCCTCCTGCAATAAAAAATGGACTGCCGAAAAATCGGTAGTCCATTCTATTTGGTTTTTGCGGATCCCTTACGGCTTCACTTCGTACTGCGTGCCATCAATCTGTACGCCAGTAACAACAAATTCGCCATTTCCTTGATCTTCATACCAGACCTTTGCCGGAACCCAGGATTTCATCTTGAGCGCGTTTGACGCATATACCTCGCACTGCACCATGTATTTTTCGTCTGCGCGTCCAATGCCCCATGCGTCGTAGTATTTTGCGCTTACAAAGTATCGGTCAAGGACAGTCTCTGTCATGTCTTGCAACTGTCGATAAACATCGTATGGCACGGAAGATTCCGGCACATGTACATCGTCTATCGTCATCAAGAACCCGCCCTTGTCTTTGTCATATAGGTCCGTTCCATTCAGGGATACATAAATAATCTCCCGGTGGTCTACCGTGAACCAGAACACTCTGTCCTTGTCCACCACTTCGCGGAATGCAACAAGTCCATCGACCGATGCCGATGCGTCTGTTGGCTCACATCCGGAAATGGAGTCCACTCCACACATACGCAGAATATCTCTGCCGGCCTGCGCCTCATCTTCTGTCATTCCGAAAGAAACAAGCCTTTCTGCAATCCCATCACTTGCAATGTCCGACAGTTCTTCCGCAGATTCACTGCCTTGTACAGCGAAATCTCCCGCTGCGTCAGGGCTCTCATCTTTGTTGCTGTATGCAACAGCAAGGGTAATGATTAGCAGAATGGCTAATACGATTATCATTTTCTTCTGCTTGGCCGGATTCGATTTTTTCATTTCTATTTCCTCCCTCTATTCATCAACGCCGTCTCGGGATCCCTGCGGAATCCTCGTAGGCCCACATCCGGCGGTAAAATGTTCTGCTGCTCACATTCAGCAGTTTCACCGCGTGGGATGTTGTAATCTCCCGCTTGTACCATTTGTCATGCACCGACTTTACAAGACTGTCCTCAATCTCGATCGGCTTACGCCCTTTGTACTTGCCAGCCGCTTTTGCAGCCGCTATACCCTCTCTCTGCCGCTGTAAGGTCTGCTCCCGTTCCAGCTCTGCCATTGCGCCAAACACCGTAAGCATGAACTTGCCCTGCGGCGTGTTCGTGTCAATGGATTCCTTCTGCGATACAAAGCCCACACCTTTTTCTGTGAGCTGCTCTACCAGCGTCAACAAGTCCCTCGTGCTTCTCGCAAAGCGGCTGATGCTTTCAACAATGACCACATCGCCCTCTCGGACGAAATCCATCATCGCCTCCAGCTGCGGCCTGCCTGTGCGGCTCTTGCCACTCGCTATTTCAATATATACTCGCTCTACCCCAAGCTGCTTCATTAGGATTTCTTGCCGAATTGTGTTCTGATCTTCTGTGGAGACGCGAATAAATCCAACCTTCACACAACTCGCCCCCTTTCTTCGGGGTGCAAAATAGGCTCATGAACGCCTTTTACCCAGCTCATGTCACCGTATTTATACATACCCTCATAAAGAGGCCGGTTATTAACAATGCTTCGGACGCTTGTGTTTTGGAATCTTGTTCCTTTTCTGGTGCGGTATCCCAATTCGTTAAGCTCATCGGCAACGGTGAGCATGGGGGTATGCTCGTCAATTCTCTTGAAAACATACTTAACAATCGGGCGCTCCGCTTCGTTGACAATCAGCCTGCCATTTTCCACCTTATATCCGTAAGGGCAACGCCCGCCGCTATATCCGCCGCAGGACGCTTTCATGCTTCTTCCGCGTCCTGTTCGCAGGGCAATGTTCTTTCTCTCTTGCTCTGCCACAAACTGGAGCAGCGCACGATAGATGTTCGCCAGTTCATCGCCGTCTTGAAACTTCTCCTGTGTACTTAGCAGCTTGATATTCTTCTTCTCAAGCGTGTACAGGTAGTAAAAGTAGAGTTTCGTGTCTCTTGCAATTCTGTCATTCTTAAAGATTATGACTGCTTCATACGGAGGGTTTGACACATCACCAAACAAAATGTCGTTCAGCCCCGGACGGTCGTCCTTCGCGCCGCTCTCTGTGTCCATCTTCCAGTCCACAATGTTGTACCCGTTGTCGTTTGCGTACACCAAAATGGCCTGCTTCTGCGCATCAACTCCGTATTTACCGTCCCCCGCTTGTTCAGCGGTAGACACCCTAATGTATCCAATTGCATTCTTAAAGGTTCGCATTGCGTTTCCCTCCTTTGTACTTACCGTACCACAGGTAAATGCAAATGTCAACTGGTTTTTGCAATGCTATCCTTTTTATTTTTTGCGGGATTTTTTTCTCGCCTTTTGTTTCGCGCTCGCCATTCACGGTTAACCCCGGCCCCGGCTTCCGCCGCATATCCCCCACCCCCGGCAGAGGCAGGGCCGCCCCGCCGGAGATCGTGCCGGCTTTATGGCGTTGGCAATTGGCAACAACTACACATTATTGCAAATAATCATGATAATATTTTGTATAAACGCTTGACAAGTAAATGCAACCGCGGTATAATAGCCGTGTAATAGGACAGGGCGCACCCGGCAGCCAGCCAAAGCACACCGGGAACGCCCCAACACCAGCCAACAGGCCAGCATGGACAGTATACCACATCCGGCAGCCGTTGGCAAGAGATAAGGCCATAGGGCCGGGAGGTAATACAATGGATTATACAACAGTACTTGCAAAGGCAGCGCAGACACTGGAGCAGCGCAAGGACCGCAGCGCATGGGATAAGGGCGTTACCGTGTACGCCCTTGAGATGGTAGAACAGCTTGCAGAAGCCGCCGAGGGAGGTTACATCGACGCGGATGACCTGTTGGCCCCGCGCGTGCTTCGCAAGGCCCTGTTAAACGGCGCGGACGATTGGAGCGCCTACAGCTGGGGGGGATGCTCCCTGATCTACAACGGCGACATTGCCGCGCGCCTGTGCTGCCCGTCCGAACTCAAGCGCACCCGCAACGGGGAGCGCAGACCCAACAGCCGGGAAGAGTGGTTAGACACTCAAGCCCGCGCACTGTTTCAGGCGGCTAACCGCGTATATAAGGCGCTCCGGTCCGCCCAGGAGGTGCAGCAATGAGGAAGTATAAGCAAAGGGAACTTCGGGAGCTTGTGCGGCTCGGAGTGGCTGAGGATTACACCAACAAGCCAAGCGAGTATATTTACACGCTACGCAGGCTTGAAAAGGTGGGCTATTCTTCCGGCGTGTATGGTATTAACGGCGGGCTCGTCGAGGACACCGAAACCGGGCAGTTATACGCCATTATCGGGCGTTGCTCGAATCTGTTTATCTTGTTTTAAGGGGGGCTATATCATGGGGTATATGATGTTTTATGTGTCGTGGTCGCCCCGTGAGGGGGAATCCACATACACCCGTTGTTTTCCGTCCGCTACCGAGCGGGACGGGTTCGCCGCCGGTCTTTCCAGGTGGTGCAGGGTTCGCACATGGGAAAATTACTATGAACGGAGGGCATAACATGAACATTGACTGCATTATGAGAGAGCTTGCGGAGTATATCCGGATGCAGGAGGAAGCCGCCGCAATGGTGGAAAGCCTCAAGGACCAGCTAAAAGAGCGCATGACTGCCGCCGGGGTGGAATCCCTGGCGGGGTCAGAACACAAGGCCACCTATAAGGAGGTTACATCCTCCAGGGTAGACACAGCCGCCCTGAAAAATGAGCTGCCGGAGGTGGCAGCCCGTTACACCAAGACCACAACAACCAGAAGATTTACATTTGCGTGAGGAGGGCACAGCATGACACGCATATTACCGCAGCGGATCACCGACGAGCACATTATCGGCAACATCGACTACATGAGGCACAGCGGTGCACACATCGTATACCGGGGGGCCGAATACTGGATCGACTGGGCATATGACCCTGATGTTATCTGGTGGATCAGCGAGGACCGCCGCGCCTCCGGCAGCATCAACGGGCGGGAGTACGCCCGCATCGTCAACGGCACCCCATACCGCATTGCCAATTGACGCACACGGCCAGCCGTGCTACAATCACCATGAAAGGAGGTGCCGCCCGTGATCCTGTTGTATATCTTGTTGCAGCCCGTGTTGCTGCTACTTGACCTTGCAAAGCTCCAGAAATAACCGTGCCCCGCATGGCGTAAGCTGTGCGGGGTCTTCTTTTGCTCTCGGTGTATTCCGGGGGCTTTTCTGCTATATGCCCTATTTGCCATTTTAACGCCACTGTGAGGCGCTTTAACTCTGTCCGCTGTCCCTACATTTCCCCCGCTCTGTGCGCGCTGTACGCCTTGTTTATGGCCTTGTGGCGTGGCGTTGCACCCTCCGCCGTGCATTGCCGCTTTTGCGGTGTGCTGCCAGCTTGCCGCCATCGTGCGCCGCCCCGGTGCCCTTGGCGGGGTGGCTGGCCCCCCATGCTGGCCGTGGCTTCTGGTGGTGGCGCGTCTCTCTGCCAAAGTCGCTGTCATAGTTGCCGGGGAAGTTGCAAAAGTCGCTGGCATAGGCGTTCGCTTCTGTGCAAAAGTCGCTACGAAAGTCGCCAGTGTCTGCGGCAAAGTCGCTACGAAAGTCGCTCGCTTAACCCCAAAATCATAGTCGTTTACAAAATTCCGTGTATGAAGGCGGGATTTTCCCTGCCGCCACACCATCCGTTCACGGAAAGTCGCTCAAAAGTCGCGCGGTTTTGGCTTATTTTGCCTCAAAGTCGCTGGCTTCAATGTACTTGCGCTGGAGCTGCTCAGGGGTCAGCCCCTCAATCTGCGGCTGATTCGGCGTCAAAACCATCTCCTGCTTGTCCACCATGCCGTAATAGTTCTTGGCACGGAAGCAATATGCAAGGAAATTCAGCTTCCCGGAAACCACAAGTTTTGCGTCAAAAGTCTGCATAAAACCCTTAGCTTTTTTAATTATGGCCGCTGTTTCGGGGCTAAATCCCTTGCGTCTCCCGTATTCCCAGTCCTTAACTGTGCTAATTGCGTAACCGGTAGACAGGAATAGTTCCTCTACTGTTGGTGTCTGCCCTGTCTGTGCGCAGCGTGCGTAATAGTCGTTTATTCTCTCCTTGAGTTCTTCATCGCTCTTTACCTTTGGCTGTCTATACTCTACAAGTACCTCTGTAAGGAGCTGAGATACAAGCGCTCTATCTTCATCGCTACTGAGGTCAGGGAGGCAGGAAGGAAAGTTTCTTTTTCCGCCTCTGCCGGTCTCCGGTCGGTTATCCTTTGTTTTTGCAATGGCAGTAGATTTCTTTGTCGCCATTATGTATCACTCCTGTTCATCTCCTGCCTCGGATAATATGGATTTAATCATGTCGGCATTATTCCTGATGATATCCATCGTTACATCGCTTTGGATGTGGTGCGAAAACACAGCCTTATCTTGCGCATCAGCATTGTAATACCCTGTGAATGTCGTTCCATCATGCGCCGTTGCTGCAATACAGATCGATTTTGGCGATACACCTACAACTGTTTCTATGGCTTCTTCCAGCCATGCAGCATACGGAAGCTTCGAAATATCCTCCATGTAAACCCTCCTTGTTTGTCACCAGCCCCCACCCCTTGGCTACAGTAACAGTCTTTCCCCTCCCATGCGGCCTTCTGGAAGCTCTCAAACATGGGTTACACCGTTATTTCGGCACCACACCGCGCCGCACTTTTTCACAGGTTCCGGCATTGCGCTCTGTTTGAATTGCTTACACAGCGGCCTAATCATACGATTGCCGCCACCACGCCACATCCATTGAACGCCTCGGCACTCGCGCAGAGTATAGCAATGCCGGTATCCCCCGGTATGTCGGTCGCATCCGTTTCTTCATTCATAGGCCGGAGCCAGCCAAATAATTCTTCGTCCTGCCGCTTTCATACAGCGCACAGGAAAGACCACTTTCGCAGACTTACGCTCCGTGCGGCTGCGAGGCAAGATGTCACGCCTATGGCACGGACAGTTGGGAATTGAACCCACCACACACGGTTTTGGAGACCGCGTCGCCACCTTGGTACATGTGCCCGCATATTGAGCCTTTTGGCTCGCTGGAATTGTTTTATGTCAGCAGACTATGTGGGACGCATTCCTTGCAGCGGTCTGCCAGCGCATAGCCGCACTTCCGGGCAGGCGCTATGCCATTTGCCCACGGCAGCGGCTCTCCGCTTTTGGTGCGGCATTGCAGTCCTGCCCTGCTTTAGCGCTTCAGGGAAAGTCCCCGTCACTCGCTGTGGTCTCCCCTTACGGGGCACCTATGCCGCATATTGGCCGTCTTCCCGCTTAGATTGTCACACGCTCATGCCCGCTTGAGGCCCCGCAAGCATCTCAAGCGCCGCTGTTCGGTCATGGCAAGGAGGACGCATCCTCACGCGCAGTTTTCAGCGAGCATTGTCATTTCCATGTGAGCCACGACGAACGGTCTCACAGTGTCCGGGCGCTACCCGGCCTCTTGTGCAGGCGACAGGATTCGAACCTGCGACAGAAACCCGACATTTGCCTTGCTCCGCTCTATCCGGCTGAGCTACGCCTGCATATAACAACAGCCCATAGGTTTCCCTACAGGCTGTTTGTGCCGGTATGACCTTGCGGTGCCAGAAGGTGCGCCCAATACCGGCGGCGCATAAGATGGAGGAAACGGGTTGAGTGGAAAGACGGGTGGATGGCTATGCCTTATCATCCACTGTACCTATTGTAGCACATCATTAGGTGGAATTTGTGCCAACTTTCTCTGCAAAACCACAATATATGGCTATGTCAAGCAAAAACTGCTCTTTTCTCCTGCTGAATGTCCGCTCGCTTATCCCCGGCACGATGATCCTACTTCGAGAATACTTGTGCTTGCCCTGACAGTTGCGCATGATCCCCTGTGTAAGCTGCTTTCGGACGCTCTCGCTCTCCAAATCCAGCCCGCAGCGGTCTATGGCGTATTCTACAGCCCGCATTTTCTTGGTTTCCGGCCAGTTTTCTATGGCGGCAAGCTGCTCCGCCTTGCTCTCGGCGGGTCTGCCGGCACCTCGTCCTCTTGGCATGCCCTCCGTAGTACTATGTGTCCCGTCCATGATCTCCGCTCGTGCCTCGCGATACGCCTGCACCCGGCGCGGATATCCACGCACATAAGCAATGCACTCCAACCGCACATCATAAGGCAGTGTCGCCTTTTTGCTCATTTGTCCTCCTTTACTCCGCGCTGTTTACCAGCTTAAACCGCTCAGAGGGGACACCCGCCACGGGTGCCCTCTCTCTTTTGCTTACTTAAAGACCTCCGGCGGGTACCGCTCCTCCCACGGGCGGAAGCCCTCCCCCATGATGCGCCGCAGCTCCCGGTCGATGGTCTCCTTGGTATAGGCGATCTCCTGATCTCCGCCTGCGTCCTCCACGCAGAGCCGGGCAAAGGACCGGAAGGTCTCCCGGAAGGCATCCAGCGCCTCCATGGCCCGCTTGGGGCCGAATCCAAAGTCCTGCCCCAGCGTGATGATCATCATGTCCTCGCACTGCTGGATGGTAAAAAGCCGCTGCAGTTCCATGTTCTGCCGGTGCTTAGCCTCCATCCGCTGCAAAAATGCACTGGGCTTAGCCATCCTCGCCACCTCTTCGCTCCCCGTAGGAGCAGTAATCATCAGGCCACACACCATCTGATTGGTTCGTACACCACAAAACACCGTCAGCATACGCTTCTTCAATCCGGTCTTTCCGGTTTAGCTCCCTGCAATGTTTGCAGCCCTTACACCGTACCACCGGCACAGCGTCAACGGTGGGGGCTCCAAAAAGAAATTTCATGTCCGCACAAGCCGGTTCGGTCTTGCAAAGCTTCCTGATCTCCTCCGGACAATCTCTGCAACTGTCGGCAATCAGCGCATCCGCATCAATCAGACGCATCCTCACCACCTCCGTCCATCTTGGCCCCGCAGTTGGGGCAGTAATTCGCACCATACGGCAAACATTCGCCGCACAGAGAGCACAGCCAAAAACACCCCATGTCTCCGTCTTCAATTTTTCGCCCATGTACCACCGTGGCCACATCAGCGGCGGGAGCATCGCTTACTTCCCTCAACACTTTGGCAGCCAGCAAGTACGGGATTTCCTGTGAGTTATCTGCAAACACATCTTTGGTATAAACAGCACCGTGATAGCGCTTTGTGTTCTCGATTGCTCTCGCCCCGGCGTTCATGGCAAGCATGAGTTCTTCCGTGAGCTCGATGTATTCAGCCATTGACGACCCTCCTGTTCCATGCTTCGATTGCATTCTCTATGGCAACATAGACTCTACTCGTAGCACCACACACTTTGCATTTCACATAGACGTAATGTGTGTTGAAAGGAAAGCGCATAGAGGCAAATAACCTCTTTCTCTTAATATATCCTTTTTCTGCATCTCCACCACAGAACGGGCACCGTTTGAGTTCATAATCAGCCATTGTCAGCCCTCCTCGACACCTCCCCATTGAACCACTTCCGCAATTCGTGTGCGCACGAAACACACAGCTCGTAGTCATTGTCGCTTATGTCGTTTTTAACTCGCCGCATACCAGCATAAGTGACGGAGTTGAACGGGTTTATCTCCGCTCCGCAACGGTCACACACTCTCTTTGTTGCCATTGTCATCCCTCCGATTCCAAGATTCAACCACCGTTTCTACGGCGTTGCTTTCGCACTCCATATTGTCCGTCAGAATCATTGTGCCTGCATAGCATTTAGAGCAAATTACTCTCACGCCATCACCTACAAACAGCCGTGCTTTCTCCGCCTCCTCACGGGTCAGAAATACGGTCTTGCCGATTTCTCCGGCGTTTATACCTGCCAGCGATTGCCAAACAAACCCTTCTACGATGTCCCACGCAATAAACAAGCCAAACAATTCCACGCGGATGGCTCTAACTTTATATACACTGATCGTTTTTCGACCCGTTACTTCGTAAAGCCTATCGCCCACCTTGCACGGCAACACCACCAGCCGCCCGTCCTTGTCGGCCTCGGCCAGATCCCGCAGGCGGTCATAACCTCCTCCGATGCTGTTCAAGACCGACATCATTGCGCGCCACTCGCCCGACATACTGTGGACTTCTCCCGGCGTCAGACCCGTGTCCTCATAGGCTTTCAGCCGCTCCCACACTTGCTTTTGTGAGCAGTTCCCGCCGTGTTGGCAAGGCAGCTCCCGGCACTGCGCAATGTCGCAGAAGTTCCCATCAAATGTCAGTCTTTCCATCGTTCCACCTCACAGTCTTTTCCCGAACACCCCATTGGAGTGCGTCCTCGTGGCTATCAAAGTACAGGTCAATGCGGTTTCCGCTGATTGCTCCGCCCACATCCTGTGCTATGTAGATATGCCCATCAATCTCAACCTCCGTACCCATCGGGATAACATCCGGGTCCGTTGCGATGGTCACGCCCTGTGTGGCTTTCACTCCTGTGGCTGTATAGCCGTTTGAATACGCTCCACAGCATTTTTCGCATGGGCAGTATGCTGTCACGGTCATGGTGCTTTTGTGCGTGTAGGCGGCTTCCTGCGGCGTTTCTTGGCGGATTACTTCCGCCACCGGCGGGGAAACGGGTTCTTGCTCCTCCACATATTCCGCTTCTGCGGCAAGTAGCTCCACCCACAATATCCCGGCGGCAAACAGCAGCCCAAGGGCCGCACCTCCGACAACTGTAAATATGCTCTTTCTGCTCATTTTCTTCCTCTCCCGTATACCATCCATTGCATAGATACCCCAAGCGCATCACAGATATGTGCCAGCACCCACACCGATGCGGTGCTGTGTCCACACTCAATATAGCTGATTGTCGATGGTGCTACACCAGATTCCAAAGCCAAATCATTCTGCGACATAAGTTCCTTCTCCCTCGCCTCCCGCAGGCGCTTCCCCATACCCGCAAAATCTGCCGTCATGTGTATCCTCCTTTCTATCATCAGGATCGTACTCTGGGCAACTTACCACCAAAACCGATGTGTATTTTTCATTTTTGGTCGGAATTGCATTCCATCCATTTACCGGCTCAAAGCGTATAGGCCAGCCCTTTTTTGTGTAGTCTACTTCTGTCCATGAGCATTTTCCATACGCTTTTCTACAAGTCCAGCAAAGCGTTTTCCCTCCAGTGGTAATATGCTCCTTCACAAGTTTTCTCCTCCTCTCACCACTCAACCGTGACTTCACATTCATCCGGCATAAGCAGGCGTAGATTTTGCAAAACGCTTTCCCGGTCTCCCCGGATAGTGAGCCGTGCGTGCAGCAGCTCTGCACCCATTGCGGGTGGGGCAATTTCGTCGGTCTGCTTCTCCGGCGTTTCTGCTGCCGTCACTTCGGCTGTGTGCCACTCCGATAGTTTCTTTTGCCACAAGTCAAGGTTCCGACCACCTCGCACAAACGGCACGCCCAGCTTTTCTCCATATTCTCTGATGGTGGCGCTGCAACAGCCCATCTCGTCTGCAAGGTATGTAGCTGCCCCTCCACAACTCTGCATATTCCGCAGGTATTCTCGCTGCAGATCGTCCGGCATTCCCTTGAATTCATCCAACGGCATAGGCCGCGTGATGTTGTAAGTTTTCACCGCTCCGTTCATCTCCTTTTTCTGCGCCGCAGTGAGATAGTCACTGGGCAATCTGCATTTCCCACGCTTACGGTTTACATGGGCAAACGCACCTCTTGCAACACGCTTTTTCTGCACGATGTCATAGTCAAAATCATTCATAGGCGGTTATGCTCACCTCCGTCCGTGGGGTCTCCTTGTCGTACAGCACCCGGCTTTCGTCATGACTGACGATAATGCCGCAGTGATCGTCCAGCAGCACACGCGCCTTGACCAGCACATCGTCAACAGCTTCCAGCAGATTGGTTAAATCCACTCGCCGCTTGGTGGGCATATAAAACAGGCATTTAACCTCCACTGGATAATCGATCGGCTCATGCACACCAGCCTTTTTGCAGTACCACACAGCTTTTGCCTCGTAGTCGATGTACTTCTGCGACGGCATGATAAACGATTTCCCTGTCTTGCTGCTGTGCATAATGCGCTGGCTGTTTTTCTTTGTAACCGGCGGCAGGGGTATGGTAAAGTGCAGTTCAGCCATTTCCGCCTCCCATCTCCATCTGCCCGTCCACCTGCATAGCTCTGGCAAGGCGGCGGTATGTCCCCAGCTCGTCCAATGCCCGCTTGCGGTACATGGAAAGTAAGGCTTGCTTTTCTTCTTCCGTTTCCGCCAGCTTGTAGCCGCCGTCTTTCATGGCAACGATAGGCACACCCTGCCGCCTCTGCTCCCGTATCATCCGGCGGTTCTCTCTGTCCGGCATACCGGTCAATGCTTCAAGGTTTTTCCGGGTGTATGTAATGCCGGGAATCATGCGTAATGTGGTCATGTCATTCCTCCTCGCCAAATGGCAATCATGCTGGGAAACGGTGCCGTTCCCATCGGCTTTCCGTCCAGCTCAAATTTCGGCCTACCTCGCAGGAATCGAATTTCCGCCTTACCCAAAACATAGTCATGAAAGCTGGCTCTGTCTGTTCGCGCCGGAATCAGTAGAACAACCGTTGTCCCCGGATTCTGTCCCTCGCGGTAGCATTTTTCCGTCCACAGTCCGGTTTCCTTGTTCCCGTAGGGCGGGTTACAAAACACCGTTTCGCCCTCCCAATTTTGCCGCAAACCATCATCGTTTTTCGTGAAATACCGCGCGCACTTGTGGTTTTCGTCACTGGCGGCAGCGTCCAGCGTGAAATGAAACTCCGCGTCCAGCTCGTCAAACAACTTTTGCGGCGTTTCCCAGAAATTCTTATCGCTGGGAAACAAAGCTTCGTTCCGCAATGTCATTCCTCCCCAAACCATTTTTTCGTCACGGCGATAGGAAATTCTTCGATTTCGCTTGCCCAGCGCGCCGTACCATTGCCGTTGTGCCGCTCAAACACCAGAGGAAAGCCTCCGATGCCGTCGAATAAACTGCCCATCGTAACAGGGCGAAGATATTGCGCACTGATACGCTTTGCCAAAAAGTTCCAGAAGGGCAATGCGATGGAGTTGCCCAGTGCCTTGTACCGGGGGCTGTCCGCATCCTTGTGGCGCTTGCCCTTGCTGTCCATCCACTCCCCAATGTCTGTCCATCCGTCCGGGAATCCTTGTAGCCGTTCGCACTCCATCGGAGTCAGGCGGCGCACCACCATGTTCTGCACGGGGTATGTCTCCGCGTCCTCCCGATAAGCGCAGTTCGCCTTTGCTCGCAGCGTGTGTGCCACATCCGGTGTTGCCCCGCATACCAACATATCGTTGTATGCGTCCTGCCCGTTGTAGCTTCCGGCATGGGCACCGGGAGAAAGCGTTCCTGTCACATCTTGATACGTCAGCGGCACTTGGTTGCCGCCCGTGCCCATTCTTGCTTGCAGGCTGGGAGCGATCTCGCCGCAGTCCCGGATGACGTCGCAAGCATGGCTCATATCCAGAACGGAGGGCTGGTGCCCATGCTCCTGTGCTCTCAGCGTCCCGGAAACATCATGGCTCACGCCCATCACATTCCCACCTTGATCGTTCAGGCACATCACCGCCGGTTTATTCCCCCCACACTCTGCGTTCAACGTTGGCGATTGCTCTTCGGCGTATCCGATGCTCCGGGCCTGTTCGCTGTTGCCAAGCTTAAACCCGGCGCAGACCGCCGGTCGGTCGATGGTGTTCAAGGTATAACTCGTGTCCTCCCGCCATCCTTTCCCGTTGCATCCAGCAGTGTCTGCGCGGTCAATGCCGTTTCCCTGCAAGCAGAAAATCGTCTGGTCGTTGCCGGTGCCGAGCGTTCCGCTCTTGTCCTCCTGCACTAAAGCGCCTTTTCCTCCTCCGTCACAGCCCCCCCTGATTCGGACTGCATCAGAAGCCCCTGCTTCAGCAGTTCCGGCAAGTCTTTCCCCCGCCGTTCCGCTCTCCGCAGGATGCCCTGACACGCTTTTGCGCTCAAAGAGTATTTCTCCTGCGGTGTCGCCTCCAAAATCTGCGACAACCGAGATCCGACGGCGGCGTTGGGGGACTCCCCAGTATTGCGCGTCATGCACTCGCCAAGCCACGCTCCATCGTCCTCCCACTTCATCGTGGTAGCCACCCCAAGTTGGCCAGCCTTTTTCAGGCACTTCAATATCGGGGGCTTCCGGCTCTGCGATGCGGATGATCTCTTCGAGGACTGCCGCGAAGTCTCTCCCTTTGTTGCTGCTGAATGCTCCGGGCACATTTTCCCAGACCATAAACCGAGGTCTGACCATGTCACCTGTCCGTCCGCTATTTCTGTCATGCTCTCTCATCTCCTTTACGATGCGGACCTGTTCCATGAACAATCCGCTCCTTGCACCGGTCAATCCGGCGCGTTTTCCTGCAATGCTCAAATCCTGACACGGCGATCCGCCCGTGATAACATCCACGATTTCAATTTCTGCGCCGTTGATTTTCGTAATATCGCCGAGGTGCTTCATCTCCGTTCCTCCCGTTTTGTCATTGCAGCCTCCAATTCTTCTTTTTGCCGATGTTCAGCATATAATCCTTCGCCCTCTGGTTGATCCTGCTCCCGATTGCCTCGTCCCAGCTCAAAATGCGGTCAATGGTCAGCTCCGTGGAGATGATCGTGATTGCATCCGGGTTGATATACCTGGCATTCAGCAGGTCAAAGGCGATGTTTTTGTCGGCATCCGTTACGCTCCCCTTGAGAAAATCGTCGATATACAGCGCACGGACGGTTTTCAGCGGCTGCATGGCTTCGGCGTATGCTTCAGCATCGTTGGTCTTTGCCTTGATTGCCGGAATATCTCCCCGCCATTGCACATACCGCACTGGGATTCCTCCGTCCATCAGCTTGGCGCAAATCGCCGTACACAGGTGTGTTTTCCCAGTGCCGGGAGAGCCGCCGATGAAAAACCACTTGCCTTTCCAGTCGGTCAAATACTTCTCCGCCGCTTGCTTTGCGGCCCGTTGCCAATACTCCTGAGTTTGGAACGACTCAAAGGTGCAGCTATCCAGCAGTCCCAGAAGTCCGGAACGCTCCATGCGAAGCCTATTCCGACGAATGATCTCACATTTGCAGGTTCTACTCACCAGTTTGCCGCTTTCCGTGCGCCGGACGGTGTAGCCCAGCCCGCCGCAGATGTCACAGCCATGTTCCGACATGGTATTCTTGCTTTGTTGGCTGTTCACCGGCTTCCTCCTTTCTGCGCTTCTCCCATGTTCTGATGGCAGCCTTCCAGTCCTTCATGCGGTTTTTCCCAACCATCCATCCCTTGCTGGCGTAGAAATCGACGAACTGCTGTGCGTCAACCGCAGACCCCCGTTCGGAGATATAAGCCTGAACTTCGGCCAAAGAAGGCGGAGAGAAGCGCGCCTCGCGCGCATTATTCTCGCTTCTCGATTCTCGTATATCGATTCCCGATTCTCGATTCTCGAATACGGGAACATCTGCATTCATTTGTTTGCAAATGATTTCATCTGCTTGCGTAGGCTCTACAGGCTCAGGATATTTGCTTTCCTTTGCTCTCTGGTTCTGATACTTACCCCATGTTGGTAGGTAGAGGAAGCGCTTGCCCTGTGAAGTATAAAGGGCAACCAATCCAGCACTCGCCAGTCCATGAAGGGCGTTTTCTACAGTTTTCAGAGTAAGATTTTCTTTCAAAGGGAATAGCCTGTTTTTGATAATTGCGGCCCGTCCGTCATAGCGTCCGAAATCATCGCAAGAAACAATCAGCCGATAGAACAAGACCTCCTCGAACCACGAAAGCCCATCTATGCTGTCGCTGGTGCAGATGCTCTCGCGTATGATTCTGTTCGGCATCGGCGCACCGCCTTAAAACGGCAAATCGCCGTCGTCCTCGGAAATCTCCGTGAAGGTCTGCGTGGGTTTCTGTACAGCGTCCTTGCTGCCGCAGAAATGCACCTTGTCGGCAGTCAGCTCCACCACGGTGCGCTTGTTGCCGGTCTTGTCCTCATAGTCCCGGCTGGAAAGTTTGCCCTCCACGATGATCTCCTTGCCCTTAGAAAAGTGCTTGCAAATCATCTCTGCCGTGCTCTGCCATGCCACGCAGGGGAGAAACAGCTTCGTTTCTCTGTCCTTTACCTTCTCGCTCCATGCCACACGGAAACTACACACCGCTGTTCCGCTGTTGGTGCGGCGCAATTCGGGGTCAGAGCAAAGCCGCCCCTGCAAAATCGTTCTGTTTACCATCGTTGTCCTCCTTATTTCTTAGCGGCGTTGGTAACGACAATTTCAGTCAGTTTCCATGCCTGTTCCTCGGTGAAACCAGCCGCGATATAGCTGCAGTACATACTGCGCAGGTCATCGGCCATTTCATCATACTTTTCAGCCTTGAGGGCTTTATCCCGCTCTTTCTCAAGAGCGCTCATTTCATCGACCTGCTTCTTGTGGAGTTCTATGACCCGTTCTGCCAATTCCTTGCTCTTTACCATGATTTTTCCTCCCTACAAATAGCTTTTTCCAAATTCACGGCGGAAGTCATCCTCCGTCCATCTCTGTTCCTGCATGGCCTTTAACTGGCCGTATCGGCGAAGCAGACGCATTTGATTCCCGTTTCGGTGTACAGCGTTTCCACCGTTCCTGTGGCATCGTTCGCCGCAGAGATACACCACAAGGCCGTATTTCTCGCTCTTGTTTCGGTACGCACCGCCGAAGATATGGTGCCGCTCCAGCGGGTCACTTGCGCCATTTCTGCCGCACAGGAAACACCGTCTTTCATCAGTCACCTTTATCACCTCCCAGCGGCTGAGCTTCGCCCCAGCGGGATTTTAGCGCATCCAACTCCTGCGGTGTCATAGTCTCGATTCCAGCTTCTCGGCAATCGGCAACGATCTGGTCAATCAGCCGTGACATCTGCTCTGTGTCGTAGGTGCTTGAGCCGTACCAAACCGCCACGTTCACGCAGCCAGGAATTTTGCTTGGTCCTTGTTCCGCCATCCAGCCGGTTCCTTTCGCCTCCCATCTGCGGCAGAACTCGTCCGCCGCCTTTGATACCATGCACACGACATCGCTCACACCACCGATGATCCTGATTTCTTCCCGGTACACATCATTCCTCGGAATCCCATAGTGTGCCGCCAGTTTATCCAGTAAAACCCACGCATAAGCGTTTGCGTCAAGGCTCCTGCCCTTGCGCTTGATCTGCACCACATACTGCTTGTCCGGCTTCATCTCGTCACAGATGGTCATTGCAGAGGCGGGGGACTGTACCCGGAGGCACAGCCACGCCCCATCGCTGTCCTGCTGCCACCGTGCGGCGGTCACATCAGCCTGCAACATTGCCCTGCTCCTTCTTCGCGGCCTTCATGCAGTCGGCGCACATCTGCGCTCCGTAGCGGCCCTTGGAGTACTTAACCATGTCCTTTACCGTCCACATTTCGCCGTTGCGCTTCTTGACGGACACAATGTCAGCTCCACATCGCTCACACACCGGAGCGGCGTTCCGCTCCTTCTCGTCCAGCTCGGCGGAGGAAATTTTGTCCGGGTCCTCGCCGGTGGGAAGCGCAAAGGTCCGCAGCCACATATACTTAAACGCATAGGTCATGGCCTTGCCGCTGCCCTTGTCTTGTGTGTCTGCGCCATCTCCGCAGGATGCAATCTCGATGTATTCCTCCGGGTTTTCCACGTTGACCATGCGGTAGATGACATCCACGTGGGTAATGTTCCCAGTTCTCCCGGCTGTCTGTGCGATGGGGTATACAACCAGTTTGTGTTTCAGCAGTTCCGCACGCATGATGGAGGTTACTTTCTCCTCGCTCAGTGCCTTGTATTTGGTGCTGCCAAACTCTACATGATCGTCCTTTGCCAAATACTGGACATCCTGCATGATTGCAGCGATTTTCTCGTAGATATTCATCATTCGGTTTTCTCCTCATCAACAACTTGTAGCGGGCAATATGCCCCGACGATTCGTGTGTCCAGCAAATACTCCCCCGTGCGGCGGCATTGATTTCGCGAATACGTCTCCAAAAGTGGGCAGAGGTTACAGCACATTTTCCCCTCTGGGAATGGGATTTCCACTGTAGCTTTTATGTACCGGAGGACGCCGTTTATCATCCCAAGCCCCCCTTATGCAAAAACTCCGAGAGATACTCACCATCCGTCAGCTCGGAAATATAATCAAGCTGCACATCGGAGAACTTCCGTATAGCCAGCTTGAAATTTCCGATTGTTTCCAGCTCGCACTTGTGGCACATAGCAGACTTCATCGGCTTCCAGCCGTGGCAAACAGGACATTCATCCGCTTCTCCGGGGATAATCTCCTCTCCGCATTCTGGGCAAACATAAATTATGCTGTTTCCGCACTCATCGGACTTTTCCTCGATGTAATCCAACGAATGGAACGCTGCCCCACAATAATCACACAAATACATTACTAAGCCTCCATGATCTCGCCGTTCACCAGTTTGTACCATGTGTCCGCCTTGACGGTATCGCCGTCCACCTTTGCAATTTTGACATCAATGATGTTGCCATCATCGTCACGCTCAGAAACGACAATCCAGTTGCCCACAGTGCCTCTTGCAAGGCTATCTTCGCCCCATGCCACAGCAAGGCACTGTTCGCCCAATGCGGTCGCTCTCCCAGCGAAGCCGGTTACGACAGCCGTGCCCCTCTCACCCGATGCGGCGGCGTTGCCACTCCAACCGGATGCGGCGGCGTTGCCCCTCTCACCCGATGCGGCGGCGTTGCCCAGATTACCGGATGCGGCGGCGT